CTTTGTGGTATTGGTGTTTGTGTCTGTGCGAGTGACATTGATGTTGTAAAAACCCAGGGGCAAAAACTCCACGTCACTTGCTGCCAACGTCATAGCTGCCTTGCCTGAATTGACGTCGGTTATTACGCAGGGCTTCACTAGCACTGTTTGACTGTTGTCCACACTGACCATTTGAGCGTTGAGGCTTACATTGGCCAAGTTTACCGGGCGGCGATCAACTGATTTGACAAGTATTTGCAAGGTGTTGTCCACACCTTTGTATATCTTTTGATTATATTGGGTCATGGGCCACGTTTGATTTGAAGAACTCGTGCCATCCCATGTCCAATACATCTGTTGCTGATATGAAAATAGTGTTATAGTGGTCATGGATTTGCAAGATTTCTTTCCTGTTGGAACATAAGTATTTAGTCTTTGTGCAAATCGCGCGATCAGGAAGAAACTGTCATGAACCAACAAGAACTCAATGAGTTACAGCAAAAATACCCGTTTCTCAGCGTAGTTGGATATCTCAACAACGAGTTCTTGGGTATTATTCAACACGCAGACAGCACCTTTATCAATATCTATACTTGGGATAGCAACTGGACTGGAGAGCGCAAGCAAAGATTCCTGGAATGTGGAGAAACTTGGTGGTGGGAAAGTAACCGTAATATTCCCATCAATTTGTTCCTGGGTGCTCAGTTTGCTGAATTCAAACCTGTCCTGAAAACCTTTGCCAGCAAAGAGAGCACGCTGGTATTGGGCCCAGCGGTGAATCTTAGAGACATGCTCAACAAGCGAGTCAAAAGACGCACCATTACATTGGTGAGGTCGCCTTAGTCAGGGTCGCTATCACCCAGTCGTTCCACAGTGACTTTGACCCGCACCGATTTTCCGTCCTTGCTGAGTTTAGGGACTGGTTGCTTTTGCTCACGTTGATATTCAACTTCTTCTTGCTGTGACCATTTCTGCCAGTTCTCCACACCTTGCCAGGCCCACATTTGCGCATCGTTAAAGTCTCCCAACTTGAGAATAGCATAAAAATCGTCACGTTGTGCATTGGGCGCAAGTTTGATGTTCCAAGTTCCCGACAATTGGTCCAACCCGCGAACAAGAGCTTCAATGTTGTCTTTGCTGCATTTGGGGTTCCTATAACAGAAAACACTGCCGTGAAATCTCTTGCGCCAGCGTTGGTCCAAGTTACTATCCTCAAGGGGCATCAAAGTGAATGCCCCTTGAGGTGAATTAACTTCAATATGCAGCCCAAATAGGTCTCGACGGAACTTTATGTCCATGGTCATGTGTGCCTCTTGTTTGTAATTTCAGCTTACTGCGGTTTAGCCAGCTCGTCAAGCAGTATCTGAGCATCGTGCATTTTTACCGCTTGTGTGCAATTCTTCAATAATTATTTGCGCATGAACTTTCACTAACATCGCGTAACCATATGAGTGAGATGCTTTAAATGCGAACTTGTCGTCGGTCTGCTGCCAAATCTCATCGGCTATGCTGTGAAAGCCCTGTTGGATACATTTGTTAATCAAATGAGTCTTGCCGGGACGTATCAGTGCCAGGGTCATGGCTAGTTGGGGTATACTGCGTGGCTTTAGCTGTGCCACAAGTTCAGCTTGATTATGCAGATGTATCAGCATACCCACAAACTCAGGATGCTCCAATAAATCCCAGTCAAACTCAGCGTTCATGAGTTCCACCAAGTGAGCTTCGTTGCGCACCTTTTCATACACATGCACATTGAGAATATCGATTTTAAAGAACCCCTGTTGCTCTGCCTGCTTGTAGGGCACAGAACACAAACCGGTTACCGGGTCTTGCGGAACATTGTGGAAATATACACCGGTGTTGTGTCTGTCCAAGCGACCCGTGCGATTGTGCAAGCTGGCAGTTACATGGCGGACGCCCGCAAGAGCGTGATCCCTGTTGGCAACGTCGATGTCAATGTCGCCAGTCCATCTGTCAACTTGCATCAAACCTGCTTTGCATCTGTCGCATTTGCTGTATGAGCCTCTGATGCTGGCTTTGCATTTCACGATGATCCTGTTGCATTTTGCGCATCATGTCGTGTAGTTTGCGGTTCTCATCGTATAGGCTTTGGAAAATGGTGCGCACCGGAACTTCAAACCGCGTACCATTCTCTAGAGTTATGCTGTGCCAATGACCTGAAGTTTCCATGGTAGCAGATTTCGCAGGCAGAGCCAGGGGTTCCACGTCATTGTCATCTCCATACTGCATAGATAATTTATTCATATCTCATACTCCTGCTTGTGCCAGCATGCTCTTGACAAAATCAGCATCCTGTTGATTGTTCTTGAACTTCATGCTCCACACATGCGCCGGTGCCCAGTTTTGTATCATGCTTACCTGTTCGCTCGTGCATCGTTGCAAAAAATCCACCGCACTCTGTGCATTATACAACACCCAGGGGCTGATGCGACCGTTGCAGATGGCCATGGTGCCCACATTGGTATTTACTGTGAGGAAGAACTCTGTCCAGGGTTTGTTGTGTGCTTGCGCCCAGTCAGCCAGCCACTCAACGGTTCTGGTCAATGCATTTTCACAACTTTCATTGATCACAACATCTCGCACATATAACTGATAAAGGCTTTCCTGACACCATTTGTCCACGGGAATGTTGTTGCGGATCACGTAGTCAATGAACGCACGCGGATTCACAGCATCAATCTCAATTATGTGCTGTGCAAACTTGCTGAACGCTCCGTAAAATGTGCTTTGTATGAAGTCTTCCTGAGTGACCTTCTTGAGGTTGCGCATGCCACTGAGCTCGTGGAACCGATTCCAAGATTGAAAAGCAAGCCTGCCATGCGCAGTGTCGCGATTCATCCACCTGCGTTTCTTTTCGCAACTGTGATTATACCAGGTGTTTTCACGGGCAAAACCACGCTTGCAAAATTCACATACGAATGTCATCGGTCAGCCAACACCTTGAGCATGTCTTTGATGTCTTTTTCTGATATATCGTTGGCATATGCCAACTGATCCAGTTGTTCGGATGTAATGTTGGCATACATGAGGTCCAGTTCAGTGCTATTGCATTGCGGATACATCCCAGCCAGAAACTTTATAACGCAGTTTTGCCCACCGCGCTTGCCTTTGGGAGGCGGAATCCAGGGTCTGTATTGTTTGCTCCCCATGCCTGCACAACACAGCAGTTTGTGTTGCAACTCAGGGTGTTTGTTTAGATCACTGAACCCAATGTTTACCAAGTCATTTGTGGCCAGGATTGCATACATCTGCCCGGGGTCTCGGTTTGCCATGCTGCCCATGTAGCGCATGATCACAAAAGGACTGTAGGCCTTGCGTTCCTCGTCTGTTAGCTTTTCATAAAAATCCAACTGCTGCCTGTCGATGCTCGACAGCACAGTTTTCATATCCAACTTGTATGGTGCAGGTGCTTTGCTCATGCTTTATTCTAATTGGCGGTGTTAGCTACGTCGAGCGGAAAGCCGCGACACCAATAAATATCGCATGGGCAGGCCCATTAATCACCACTATATTGGAAACGGCAGCTTGCTTAACTATACAGTATTGCGCCCTGTAGTGCAACTACGTGGTGTGCAAGGCACAGCTTGGATGTTGCGCCAAACTGGCAGCAACAAGTTCTACTGCCAACAGATTGGCACCGGATATACTGGCGTATGCCAGTTTGTCTCTGAGATAACACAGAACAATCACATGTTGTTGAGATATCAAAACATCGACAACACCATAACAGGCACGGTGGCCCGATTGACCAACTTGTTGGTGAGAGACTTTGGTGGTGGTAGCAGGCCCTGGACCCTTTATAGATCATGGCTTGCCCACGTTGCCCAGAACTACGTATATATTGTGGATAACAGTGCCGAACCATAAATAAATGCAAACACATTATGCGGAAACCACCGCGTAGCCTGAAAAAGGCAAAGGAGAAACAAATGGGACGCCCGATTAAAAAGAAGAGTATTGGAACCACAGCAGCATCAGGCAATCAGATTCAAGCCACTGCCATTATCCCCGGTAACGCACAAGTGTTTACTGACGCATACGTGGTTTCACAAAAGGGAACTGGCAAGTATATCATGGCCAGCCCCAGCACCAGTGTCAGTGACCTTGTGTCATTGGTAAATGGACCGCTCACAGCAGCAGGGCAAGCCAACGTAGTTGTTACCCCCTGGGGTGCTCACGGCAGCGGTGCTACTGTTACAGCCAACTTGGGAATCAACACGTTTTCATACACCGTTATCGGTGCCGGTGCAATTGGCAACAACTACAAAATTGGAGAAAGTTTGGCATTGCAAGGCGGCACAGGAACCACAGGCAGCATCACAGTGAATTCATTGCAAATCGGCAATGTTACCATTGGCAACAGTGCAGGAACTGGTGGATTTACCAATACCAGTTATTTGATATTTAACAATGAGAATTGGTCTTCACCCGCCAACGTCCATGTCACCACAGTCAGCGGCGGCAACATTACAGGACTTGCGATTGTCAATGCCGGAGTCTATGTAAATCCCACATTGCCAGGAATAGGCGGATTGGGGTCAAATATTCAACCCGATGTCATTCTTGGTGGAGGATCATACGCCACTGTGAACTTGCAACTTAGTCCTCGTGATGTGCAAGTGGGAGCAGTGGGCGATTACAGCACAATCCCTGCCAACCCAGTGTCACTGGCAACAAGCTCGTATGGCGGAACTGGGGCCAAGGTTAACATAACTTGGCAAGTTAGCAGTTTGGACATCACAGCGGCAGGCACTGGTTACGATGCAGTTAACCTGGTATTTGGCAGCGGCACTGCCGCAGCCACAGCCACATTGACTGGCGGCGCATTGACTTCAGCAACTGTGACATCAGGCGGAAGTTATGCTGCCAAACCCTCAGTAACTGTGCAACCCATCACAAGCCCAGTCTATGCTGCGGTGATTTACGACAACACAGTAAAAGATTTCAATGGTAACGAATATTACTATAATTTGGATCAAACCACACTATCAGGCCCTGGACAGGCTACTATCCAGAGCGCATAACTCCGCTTGTGACTTGTTAAGCAAGCGCAGACTCAACAATACCCGACAACGCAAGTTGTCGGGTATTTGTTTATTAGAAAAGGTGAGCTATATTCAGCACGTCGGGGATTTTGGCCAAATCCTTGACAAAAAATGCACAGGGCGGATTGGCCCCATCTCTCAGAGGCACTGCCAAGATATTTGCAGTGCGCATCTTGGGACTATACCATTTCACATCAGGCCATGCATTGAGGAAATACACAGTGTGAAACTCGGGAATATATCCAGTCAAGGGATTGAAACAAAAGGCTTGAAAGTCTTTGTCCATGAGATATAGCAAGCTCACAACTTCCAGATCCCCCAATTCAGGGTCTCCAATAACCAAATGCCAATCCATGGGCATCTGTACACTATAGGGACCGATCTGCAAGTCCACGCTGGGACTCACAAAGCTTTCCAGGAATATCAAAGGATGCCAATAGTAATCAATGTTATGTTGATCACTGTAATCCAGCACACAATAATTCACATCAACACCGTTGTCCGGCATGTGATTGATATTGAAGCAGGAATTTTCACTATTAAGTATTTTCACGAGGTATTTACCGGCCAATCGAGCCGGTTAATACGTCACCTTGGTCAAAATATAAGGATATTGCACTTTTTTATAGTGTTGGATGCGTTTTGTCAGGTGTCTCTTGCTGAATTTGCATGTGCTGCTGAAGTCGTAAATTTCCACAGCATCTTTATCGTCGGCTTTTCGCAATCCTCGGCCAATACTCTGGATCACTCTCACAAAACTCTTGCCAGGCTCCACCAACACCAAGTTGAAGATACGATTGATCGAGATACCCGTGCTGGTCGTGCCGTATGTGGCAATCATTACAGCATTGTCGACAAAATTGATTTCTTTGTAGTGTTCTTTGCGCTTTGTGCTCTTCATCTCACCGCTGATGAAGTTGCTGCCGGGTATGAGGTCAGTTAGTGCCTTGCCAGTTGCGATGCGATCAATCAGCACCAGGGTGTTGCCTGTTAACGCAATCTCTTGAATACGCTGAGCCATCCAGGCTAGACGATCTGTGTTGTTGAGCAGGAACTTGAGTTCGGATTGATAGTCTTTGTAGACCTGAGTTTCTTGTGTTTGCAAACAATTGACATTGCACTGTGCCAAATGTCCGGCATCTTGCAGGTCCTTGGCTTCCAGTTCTCCCACAAGCGGACCAATCACACTATAGAGGCTCATTTGATTGTATTCGGCTTCGGGCACAGTGCCAGTTAGTCCCCAGCGGATGGGTATGTTGGCAAAGGTTGTGCTGAGAAGTCTGTGAAGCACCCCTAAATCCTTTATTCCGTGGACCTCATCAACAATAACAGCCACCAACCCATTCAAAAACTCTGCAAGCTGGTCATCATCCAGTGCATCTTTGCTTTTTTTATCCAACACGTTGAGGCTTTGCCAGGTGCAGATGGTGTGTTTGCGATTGTATTCCTTGCGATCCCCATACAACACACCCACATCCAGGCCCACATTGCGATAATCTTCCTCGGTTTGTTCCACCAGGTTCTTGTTGGGCACAATAACAACACTACGTCCCAGATCCTGAGTCAAGCGACTCAAACTGGCTGTGACAATGGTATTATGAGTAACTACGTAGTCATCAGTGATGTAAAGATGATCTGGATGGTCAATCATAATACATTTGACAGGTTCATTTGA